CTCTTTCTGGTTCCTTTAGCGGTCGGCCCGTGTTTGTAAATCGGCAGCCGTTGATACGCTGGCGAATGCCCAAGCGTTTTGGTGACCGCAGAATGCATTCCAGCCCTATGTGCCATCGTATGTGCCCACTTGGCTTTCAGTTTCGGATTCGCAAAGAAATAGCGCATCTGTTTCTTGGACACGAAGCCAAGCGGCATCTTCAAACCGCCCTTGCGTTTCTTGCCTCTGCCACGCTTTGCCATGAGCTACTTCTTACGAGCGGTTTTCTTAAGCGTTCCCCGCGCCGTCTTGGTTGACGATTTCTTACGGCCACCGCCCTTGACGAACGGAGCCGCTTTCTTGCCGCCGAAGTTTTTAATCGCCACCATATCTCCTTGCGAATTGATCATCGAATCTTTAAGCCCGGTGTTATCCGTTTGATTTTGAATCCACTTTTGGTGGGAATGATTCTCGTTGCTGCCACAATTTTACTGAATGACTTCGTGCCGAACTGAGCCATGCGCTTAGTGTAACGCTGGCATTAGCCCAATGAAAGCGTTTGCTTGGGCGTGTTGCCGTTGGTACTTGCGCCGGGAGCGGGAACATTGCCTTGCGGCGGCGGCGTGCCCGTTGCCGTATCGAACGCAGACAAGTTCGATCCCCCTGCCGCACCGGCAGCGAACGGGTCCATCGCCGTCGCAGCAGAAGACGCCTGATCAGTGAGCATGTTGACGATATCGTCATCAGTGAGTGCGTTGCCCTGATCATCGACGGTCGGGTACTTCCAGCCCAGTTCCCTCAACTTCGCAATCGCCATCTTCGTCAAAATCAAATTGCTTGTTTGCAGCAGAAGCGTTTCCTGAATCTCCGCATTTCTATCGACCGGCATCGGATCATCAAAAACGCATACCACCGACATTTGTTCCATTGTGGCGAGATTGCCGAACGTTTCTGATTCGTAAGCGGGTAACCACATCTGCGTGATATCGTGAAACATCTGATCCAGAATTGTAACGTATTCCAATTCTTTTTCAGAGTTCGCTGCGATCAATGGCATCAGTTCCATTTTCATTGCGATACCGGATTGAACCGCAGTCACATCGACGCGACCGATAGCAAGCGCAGGGACTCCTGCCGCTTCGGACAATCCCTTATCGCTGATGTAATCCATATGATTCATATATGGACTCATATCCGTTACGCCGCTGACTCGCTGGAAAGTTTGATCCTGCCCGATTTCAATAATTTGCATCGGGCCGATATTCCAATCCGTGACCTGTCCGGTATTCGGATCGACCGGAGGCGCAGCGGTTGTCATATACATGCCCAATCCCTGAAAGACAATCGTTGCGTCTTCATCTGTCAGAGATTGATTGACGCCGTACATCAACGTTTCCAGTCCCGCCAACTGGCTGATGCCCCATGATGAATTCTGCGGCGGCGTATTACGCCATTTGTAAACCGGCAACTGCGTAATGCTTGGTGGCAATGGCTCTTCCGGTTGTGGATCAGGTCCACCGCTGATCGGTTCTAACTCACTTTGATCTAAATAGCGATCGTCCCATTTGCCGATTTCCCAATACGTCACTTCGCTGGTGATCACGCCGGTCGGCTGACCGTTGTCGTCAAGTTGCTTTCGGAATGCGGTGCGCTTGCAAACCTGTTTGTTCGAGTCACGCCAATCCGTTATCCGCTCGGCGATATAGTAGCCAATTGTATTCAGTTCGTCGTCTTCAATCGTGAAGACCTGGCGTGGATCGACTTCGGCAATGCATACGCGATCACCGGCTTGCTTGTTGGGATTGCCGTACAACATGAACGCGGAATCACCGCGAACTAATCCCCAACGCTTATTCGATTCAAACAGAGACTTGAATGCTTCGCGTTTAAAGAATGACTTCCACCAGTCATCTAATGCTTGCTGCGTGCCAGCGTCACCTTCGCCCTCAACCAAGTAATCGACATTGATGCCTAAGAATCGATTCGTCGCTTCTACAAGCTTTCGCGCGGACGGCATCAGCAACGGATGAGATTCATCGCCACGAATCGTGATCTTCAATTGCCACGTTGAATTGATATACAGATTCTCGTACAAGTCGTAGCACTGGACGCGCAACTTGTCGTGCGGCTCAACAACGTTATCGTCGCCGGTCTGAATGAAATCTCTGGCGGCGTCATATTGCTTCGGGTTGTACGTCATTGACCGATCCTACCTCTGACTACTTCCAACTGCCGGTACGACGCCCCGTTGTGTGGTGCTTGATTCCCATCGGCTCCGGTGCGCCAACCTTGCTGCCCAACTCACGCAAGAACTTGGCGTGCGACACGCGCGCACCACCCCCGTATTGACTTGCGGCACTGTGGTATTTCCCTGCGAGAAAGCGGCCCAACGCTTCTGGCGTGTGATCGTCTTTCTTCATGGGTAGTTCGTATCGCTTCAAGCTCGTTTCTGCCATCTCTGACTTCTTTTCTGGATAGCGATATTCGCCGAACTCGTAAATCGTTTTCGGGCAACGAGTCGAAATCATCAACCTCGGCCTACGAATATCACGCGGCCTTGGTTCGTCGGAGTCTTCCCGCCACTGTGGAGCGGACGCTTCGTTATCGGTGATTCGATCTTTGAGGGCAAGTCGGATGAGATTGAGTCGATTCTGTAATTCGCCGCCGGTGTTGGGCCTAGCTCTAACACGCTTCCCAGCACGACGGAATATATTTTCCAATGTCTTTGTATCCCCAGGCAACGCTGGGTCGGGGTAGAACTCAACACAGCTATCGGGTACGAGGCCACGTCTGAGGATTTCATTTGCAAATTCATCTGGTGCCAAGTTCTCTTGATATAGCTCTTCAATAACATTGATCTCGCCCCAAGGTCCGATCTGGATAAGTAGCCAGACGTTAGGATTGCGATAGCCGTAGTCAACAGCAGCGACCGTTTCCCAATTGGGGTAGAACGGAAGTGCTCTAGTGTGAGTTTCCTCATCGAATTCCTTGAAGACTTTCCCAACGAAGTCGGTGAACTCCGCTGCGACTTCCTGTTGAAACGTAGGGATGGTGAGATCGTTTGCCATCTGAGCGATTTGCTCATCGATTATCAACTGCTCCATCTTGATGATTTCAAACGATGTGAATTCAGGATGGTCAGCCATGATCTGAATAAGGCGGTGAACGTCTGCATCTTTAGTCGGCTGTTTGAACACATACGGATTACGCCACGACGGCAACTTGTGCCCTGACCAATTCAGATTGCTTGGTCGAATCGATTTGATGTAAAGCTGATGAAACCAGTTCTTGCCTTCTGGTGTCGAAGTGAACTTGGCCCATCCGTTGAAGTCGGCAAGCGTCGGCATCAGCATTTGAGTCCAGACAATCTCTTTAAGTTTCGCTGCCTCTTCGACATGCACACCGGACAGTCCCTCGCCGACAAGTCTCTCCGGTACTGCGGCCGATTTGGCAGAATAAATGAATGCGCCATCCCACAGCGACACAACCATGTCGCCACCTTCAAGCGAATAATACGATCCAGGCTTGTCAAACGGGATTTCAAGTCGCTTACAAATATCCCAAAAAACGCGAAATGGTTTTTCTGAGTCAGAATAATTAGGCCCGACTGACCAGAACTCACGACGCTTACCTTCTTCTTTAAGCCATGTTGCCATCTGTTTTGTAAGTGCGGCTTCAGGTAAAAGTTCGTGACCAATAGCTCTAGATTTGCCAAGTCGGCGTCCTGCGTCGATAACGAGAAAACGTGCAGGGTCTTCCATGAATTCCAATTGACCCGCGTGAGGATCGAATACCTTACGGGTGGTTCCTGTCTTGTCCTCATACTCTTTGTCCAAGATGCTCCACTTGTTAATCGTGTCGCCTCCCTCCTAGCCGCCGCGTTCATGCTATCATCCAGGCGTGACCACGTTAGCCGACATGTTCGGGGAGCCTCAATGGGCTAAAGACCTTGATGCAAAACTGGACACAATTCTGCTCAATGTTCAAGCCGTTCAACGGCGTGAAGCATCTGAGCAACATCAGTTATCCGTTCTCAACGCAAAGGAAGATTTAATCATGGCCGCAGTACAAATCGAACAAGCTGACCTTGATGCCGTTGCCGCTGCGGTTGAAGCCGTTGCGACTGCCGTATCAGGTTTGTCAACTCCGCTTCCTGCCGCTGATGAATCAGCGTTGAACACGGCGGTTGCCGATTTGCAGACCGCTCTGACAAACGCCCAAGGTGGCGGAACAGCATAGCGTATCCGCAACGCGGGCAATACTTGGCTAGATCGTTTAGCTCGTATCCGCAACGCGGGCAATACTTGACTAGATCGTCTAGCTCGTATCCGCAACTGGGGCAACGCCTTTCAAAACGAAAAGACCCGCTGTGAGACGTGGAACACAGCGGGTCTTCTCTATCCGAATAGGCGAGTGCGATTTGGGCAACCCCGGACAAAAGCTGCTTTGGTTCGCGCCACATCGGAAGTCATATTCAATTTTAAACTGTTTCGGACAAACCCGTCGCAGGATTGAAATCGCCACCAGTAACTTGCGTAGCACCCGGCACGACAGTGCCGAACACGGTGTCAGCACCGCTTGGACGGGGCTTACTGGGCATCTGGACGGCCTCAGTGCGTGGCCGCTGGTCAGCAGCCGCAGCCATCGCTGCAACATGGTCACCATAATCGGTAATAATGGGAATGGGCCTTGTCGCAACATTACGGCCATCGTACATTTTGTGCATATTAGGCGTAACCGATCCAGGTTGAACGCCTCTTGTCAGAGCCATAATAGATACCTTTCTATATAACCGTTTTACGAATGTTTGCAAGCTTTGCTTCAGTTAGCTCTTCCGGTTCAATCAAGTATGCTGTGAACGTGCCGTCTTTCCTTTTGGCCCATCTAATGAACCACGGAGCGTTGTCAACGCAGGCCACTCCTGCTGCACGCGCGGCGAAACGTCGAGACTTGGCTTTTTTGATCCTATCTCTGGCGTCTTTATCGGATTGCTCTGAATCCTGCCCGCCACTGTCAACCTCTTGCACTGTTTCTGTGTCATCTTGGATACCAACCACTTCAGCATCAATAATATTGTGAGATCGATAAGTTTCTCGTGAACTCGTTTCGATAGCATTTCCAAAAATCGCTTCATAGGGCTTGTCCGCATTTCCCAACACCAAGACTTCTGGCGTCTTTCCGATCACTCTCTCTGCCAACCATTGCGCCGCTTTGATTCTATCGCCTGGTTCAACGAAATCTGAGTTCGCCAAGTCAAACATGATTTCGACCGCGCGAGGCGCTTTAGAACGAAGGTAATCGTTAATCCTTCGCCCCAACTCACGACTGAATTTTGTCCGAAACTTTTCAGCCAATCGATTGATGCTGACTTGTGTTCCATCATCGTTGAGAACATACGATCCAAAAATCTCATCGTTGGAAAGTTCTTGAATTTCTATATAACCTTGAACATATTTTCCAACACGATCTAGATCGCGTGCGCTGACAACCCTTCGCTCTGCATACTTCGCTCGTCCTTTTGCATTCCAACATTCCTTACAGATGTGGAATAATCTATCGCGATTCGATGGGTGAGGATGGAATTCGCTTCGGTTTTTAACTACCTGACATTCTTTGCACAGCTTGCCATCAGCGTCGTCAAACTCAACCACGCCATCATCAGCAACGATGTTTTGAGTAATCGTCATTCTATTCCTGCCGGTTCACGCCGTAACGGTAGAACGGTCTTGGGATCGCTCCGCGAGGCCGATTGACCTCTTCTTGAACTAAAGCCGGTGCGGGTCCGAAAGCATCGGGGTTTCCCAAAGCGAAGTACATGTCTGGATATAAATTTTCTTGGGGATTGGTCGCATCCAACCGAAGCGAAGCTCTGTACTCGTTGAGCATGTCGTGTGAGTCTTCACCAACGGCCCACGGCAAAACTCGTTGCGATTGAAAGTCCGAACGAAGATCACAAGCTAGTCCCTG